TTAAATGGCAGCAAATGCTAACCTATACAAAAAAGTTGTCTTAACTGCACCAAGGCAAGAAAGCCCTCTTCCGCCTAAAACTTATAAAGGGTTTAGTTCTGTTAGTACAGAAAGTGAAAATTTTAATTTGTTTGACCTACAATTAATAAGACAGGATTTAATAAATCATTTTCATGTACGTCAAGGCGAAAGACTAATGAATCCTAAATTTGGAACAATTATTTGGGACGTTTTGTTTGAACCACTAACAGAAGATTTGAAACAATTGATAACGGCTAACGTTACAGATATTGTTAATTTTGATCCAAGAATTGTAGCTGACAATGTTGTAGTAAGCCAGTATGAAAGCGGTATACAGATTGAATGTCAATTAACCTATTTGCCTTACAACGTGTCGCAAGGCATGCGATTGCGATTTGATCAAGAAAACGGACTATTAGCTGAATAAACTACCCAGATAATTTTATCCAATAAATATATGAATATAGGAAAAGAATATGAGCGCAACAGATAGACAAAATAGATTACTAGTTGCAGAAGACTGGAAAAAGATCTATCAAACTTTCCGCAATGCAGATTTTCAAAGTTATGATTTTGAGAATCTACGTCGCACGATGATTAATTACATTCGTCAAAACTATCCTGAAGATTTTAACGATTATATTGAATCTAGCGAATACCTTGCTCTCATAGATCTTATTGCTTTTCTAGGTCAAAGTATTGCTTTCCGTGTTGATTTAAACGCTAGAGAGAACTTTTTAGAACTAGCAGAACGTCGTGAATCAGTGCTACGTCTAGCACGTATGTTGAGCTATAATGCTAAAAGATGTGTTCCGGCTAACGGACTTTTAAAGTTTACTACAGTACAAACAACACAAAATATTATTGACAGTAACGGAAGAAATATTGCTAACCAAGCAATTGTGTGGAACGACTCTGCTAATCCTAGCTGGTACGATCAATTTATTCGCGTGATTAATGCAGCCATTCCGGCAACTAGACAGTTTGGCAATCCAGACGACAAGGCAACAATTTACGGTATTCCTACAGAGCAATATCGTTTTCAAGCAGTAAATTCTGATGTGCCAATTTATAGTTTTACTAAAACTATAGATGGTCGTGCTATGAATTTTGAACTAGTCAGTACTGTATTCAACGGACAAGATTATATCTATGAAGAAGCACCTAAAATAGGAAACAGACTGGCATTTATCTACAGAGATGACGGCAAAGGCGCCGCTAGTTCAGGCTCAGGTTTCTTCCTACATTTCCGTCAAGGTACTTTAAACACTGGTGCCTTTTCTATCACACAACCTAGTAATAACGAATCCGTCGACATTGATGCAACCAATATTAACAATGACGATGTGTGGTTATATCGATTAGATAAAGATGGTGTTGAAACAGAAGAGTGGACTAAGGTTCCTAGTTTTGAAGGCAACAATATTATCTACAATAGCCTTAAGAAAAACATAAGAAACATCTATGGAGTAGTCACTCGAGCAGGCGATAGAGCCAGTTTAGTTTTTAGTGATGGTACATTCGGTAATTTACCATTAGGAACTTTTAGAACTTATTACAGAACCAGTAACGGTATTTCTTTTACTATTAATCCTAAAGACATGCGAGGAATTAATATTACAGTTCCTTATATTTCTAATGTTGGTCAGTTAGAAACTCTTAGCATCACTATGAGTCTAAGCTCAAGTGTAAGCAATTCTACTCCTGCCGAATCTAACACCAGTATTAAGATTAAGGCTCCTCAAAATTACTATACTCAGAATCGTATGATTACTGGAGAAGACTATAACATTAGTCCTTTATCTACCAGTCAAGAAGTAGCAAAAATCAAAGCAGTCAACAGAACAAGTAGTGGTATAAGTCGCTATTTTGATCTAGTTGACCCAACTGGAAAATATAGTTCAACAAATTTATTTGCCGATGACGGAGTGCTGTATCAAGAAGAATATACTGATAAGATTAGATTCAGTTACGCTAATAAAACCGACATTGAAGGAATCATCTATAATGACATTTTTGATGTTATTAAACGTGCCAGCTTAAGAAATTATTATTACAGTCGTTTTACAAAATTAGCGGCAAGTAGTCTTAATATCAGTTGGTTTAATGTAACATCAGATACCGGAATGAGTACTGGTTATATTGGTGATGCTGACCTAAAGACACCTTATAAGGTTAGCCAGTTTACAGCAACGGATTTAAAATATGTTGAAGTAGGCAGTCTAATTAAATTCATTGCACCTGAAGGTTTTTACTTTGATACAACTGATAATAACGCATTGAAACAAGGAACACCAACGGAGTTTGGCAGCACATCATATATTTGGGCTGAAATTGTTTCTGTAAGCGGTGATGGCACTGGCAACGGCACTGGCCTGTTAAGTAACGGCCTTGGTCCAATCGCTATAAATGAAGTGATTCCGGGCAATACAGAAATCGCTCCGCTGATTAATCAAATAATCCCAAAGTGGAAAACAACTATTGATAACAGCGTTGTTACATCAATGATAGATTTAATTTTTGCTAATAAACCGTTTGGCCTGCGCTATGATGCTTCCACAAAATCTTGGCAAATTATTTTTGAAAGTAACCTAGACAGTAAAAATTCTTTCAGCCTTGGTAAACAAGGTGATGTGTCGAATCAACAGCTTGATTCAAGTTGGTTATTATTGTTTACTACGGATAACGAATTTTATACAGTTACCAGTAGAGAATTGCGTTACATCTTTGAAAGCGATGAGCAGATTAGATTTTTCTTTGACAGCACAAATAAAATTTATGACAGTAAATCAAATTTAATTGTCAAAGACAACATTAAGGTTTTAAGCATTAATAGAAAACCGTCAAGTACTGCTGCCTATACCAGTGATCAAGTTTGGGATATTGTTTCTGATTTTAGAGGTGTAGACGGTTATGTTGACAATAAGAAAATTTTAGTTACCTTTGCCGATCCCGATGATAATGGAGTTGTTGACGATCCTGACACATTTTTAAACATTGTTGGACCTACAGTAGGAGATCCATTATCAAAGTATATTGTATTAGAAAAATATGAAGTAGCTCAAGGACAAGAAGATTACAGATATATTGATAATTCAACTGAGATTGTAAAAATTTTAAACAGTGAAGAAGACATTGTTACCTATTTAAATTATGTTGATGGACAATATTTCTATTTTATCAAAACTGGAAATGTAAAAAAACTTGACCTAGCTAAAGCTACCTTAAACAGTACTTTAGATTATAAAGTTTATTTAGGTAGAGATAAGTTAAAGTTTCAATATATTCATAATGCTGATTACGAATCAAGAATTGATCCTGGTTCAAGCAATATTATTGATATTTTTATTCTTTCTAAAACCTATGACACACAATTTAGACAATATCTAAACGGTAGTAGAAAAACAGAACCTCTGCCTCCAAGCAGTGATGCATTGTATAATACACTTGCTCCAACACTAAATTCAATTAAATCTATAAGTGATGAAATTATCTATCATCCAGTTAGATATAAAGTACTGTTTGGTCCTTCTGCCACAGCAGAAGTGCAGGCAACATTTAAAGCAGTTAAAAATTCAAAACAGGTTATTTCTGACAACGATATCAAAGCGCAGATTTTAACAGCTATAAATCAATTCTTTGTTTTAGAAAACTGGGACTTTGGAGATACATTTTATTTCTCAGAACTAGCAACTTATGTTATGAATCAGTTAGCACCAAACATTACAAATTTTGTTATTGTTCCTAAAGCAAATGGCCTTAACTTTGGTAGTCTATTTGAAATAAAGGCCAACTCTGATGAACTGTTTATTAACGGTGCAACTGTTGACGATATTGAAGTTATATCTGGTATAACCGCAAGTACAATTAAAGCTACTAGTGCAACAACTGTGACCAGCAATGTTGTTTCACAACAGACAATTACAAGTAATTAAGAGAAGACAATGGCAGACAAAACTAACCCAACTGATGGCGGAATTTCAAACTTTCTTCCACGCTTTTATAAAACAGATGCTAATAAGAAATTTCTGCAGGCCACTATAGAGCAACTGGTCAAGCCAGGCACTGTTAAAAAGATCAACGGGTATATTGGTCGAAAAAATGCTAAAGCAACTGTTGGTGATGATATATTTGTTGCCGCTCCTACTAGAGATAGACAGAATTATCAATTAGAGCCTAGTATCTCTGTAGACGATTCGCTTGGTAACACGACATTTTTTAAAGACTATCAAGATTATATTAACCAATTATCTGTATTTGGAGCAAATACAAAAAATCACAGTAGATTAAATGAACAAGAATTTTACAGCTGGGATCCGCATATTAACTGGGACAAGTTTGTAAACTTCCAACAGTACTACTGGTTGCCTTACGGTCCCGATGTTATCACTATCTACGGACAACAAAAGAAAATTAACAGTACATTTACTGTTGAAGTTGATATTGAATTAGACGATAAAAGTTTCTTGTTTACACCTAACGGTCTAACACGCAATCCAACAATTAAACTTTTTAGAGGACAAACTTACAAATTTGAAGTTAAATCACCAGGCGAACCGTTCAGCATTAAAACTAAACGATCAAGCGGTAGCGATGATAGATACGCTGACTTAAATCATATTGATAATTTTGCTGTAGAAAACGGAGTAGTTACATTTGTAGTACCCGAAGACGCACCAGATGTGTTGTTCTATGTCAGTGAAAATAACATTGACATGGGCGGTGTATTTCAAATTTTAGATATTACAGAAAATACAGAAATCAACGTTGAAGAACAACTAGTAGGTAAAAGAGAATATATTCTTTCAAACGGTACTAAACTTAGTAACGGTATGAAAGTGTCATTTGGCGGAAATGTTATCCCTGAAAGTTACGCTAAAGACAAGTATTACATTGAAGGTGTTGGAACCGCTATTAGACTAGTAGCAGAATCTTCGTTAGAACTTATTACTCCCTATAGTGAAGAAATTAATGTACTGTTTGATGATACTAAGTTTGACGAATTGCCATTTAATACTGCTACCGTATATTCTGGCCAAGTAGATTATATTGTTATCAACAGAGCCAGCAGAGATAAAAATCCATGGAGTCGTTATAACAAATGGTTCCATCAGGACGTTATTAATAAAAGTGCAGAATATAACGGAAAGATTGCTGACTTAAATCAAAACATACGAGCTGTACGTCCTATTATTGAATTTGATGCAGACTTAAAACTTTATAATTTTGGTCTAGAAGCAGGACCCGATGTTGATCTAGTAGATACTTTTACAACTGATGTATTTTCAACTATTGAAGGAAGTTTAGGATATAACGTTGACGGTGTACAATTAGTCAACGGACATAAAATTTTATTCACAGCCGATCAAGACATTCTTGTTAAAAATAAAATTTTCCAAGTTAAATTTATTGAAGTTCAAGACAGCATTAAACAAACTAGGGTTCGTCAGATACACCTAGTAGAAGTAAATGCACCAACTGAAAATCAAGTAATTGTTGTTCGTCAGGGAGAAAACAACAAAGGAACGATGCGTTGGTATAACGGATCAGAGTGGTTAATTGCACAGAATAAAACCAGTTTAAATCAATCTCCGTTGTTTGATGTTGTTGATGAAAACGGTTATTCTTTTTCAGATAGATCTGTATACGACGGATCAACGTTTGCAGGAACTAAAATTTTTAGTTATAAGA